AAAGAAAAATTTCAGAAGAAAACTCAAGAAGGTATTGAAGCCATCACTGAGCAATCAGCAGGAATGCCACCTGGATTAGCCAAAAAGTTAATACAAGGATTACAGAGGAAAGCAAATAATGAGGCTTTAAAAGGAATGAAAGACATTATAGATAGACATGTCTCAGTGACTGACTTTATCAATAGATTTCAAACAACAACAGAGGTATTACCTTATTTAGATTTTAACTTTACAACAGATTAGAAATTATGGGATTATTTAGTAGAAAAAAACCAAAAGTAGAAGAAGTAAAAAAAGAAAAACCAGACGAGATAACACGTGATAAAAATGATATCACAAATGTTGAACGTCTGAATAACCTTGTAGATGATGTTAGAGACATAACAGAAAATGACAAGTCTATTAGCATCATGATGGTAGTTTCAACCAGTGAAGGTGGAAGCACATTAATACAAGGTAACGCAGGGGATCTTGAGAAAGCATTAGTAGCGTCAGCTAGAAGTAACGATCATTTTGCTATGTTGTTACAATTAGTTGCATCAAAGCTCGGTAAAGAAGACAACACACCAATGAATAAACTATTTGAAGGAATTGAAAATAGACGTTCAAAGAATGTTGATCTTCCTAATGGTGACAAAGGATTAGCGATCAATGCAAAAGACATTGAAAACATCACTGATGAAGAGATTGATGATATTGTAGAAAATATGATTAAAGGAATGAGATCAGACGATGATGACTCCTAAAGATTCAATACAATCTAAGGCAGTACAGTTAAGCAGGAAAAACAGATTTATCTGTCTTGAATGGTCAACTGGTACGGGTAAAACCCTTGCTGCCGTTAAGATTGTAAATGATATATTAAAGAGTAACCCTAAAGCTAAAGGTTATTTAATTTGCAAAGAAAGTACACACAAAAAGAATTGGTTGTTAGATATTAAGAAGCACAAAATGAGTAAAGTGGAAAAATCCATGAAAACTATATTGTATGCATCTCTTAAGAATCAAAATGACAAGGCTGATTTTGTTGTGTTAGATGAGTGTCATGCTTTAACTCCGTTAAGGATAAAGCATTTAAGACAAGTGCTACAAAAAGGCACCAAGCTCATCTTTCTTTCTGCTACTATACCCAAAGAGAAAAAGGAATTAATAAATAGACTTTGTAAAAAAGTTCATTATTATACTATTTCTCTGGACAAAGCATTTGAATTGAAGTTATTGCCTGAACCATCATTGGTGGTTCACAAAATATACCTCAACGATAAGATTGTCCGTGGCAAATTATGGGAATACAAAGCAAGAATGCCAAAAGATAAGAAAACAGGTAAGTTTAAAAAGTGTAGTCATAAAGATCTGTTCATGACCTTAAAAAATACTCCAAAAGCTTGGGGTATTATATGTCAAGGAACTGAGCAAGAAACTTATACAGCACTGACTAAACAAATGGTTTATTATCAAGAATTATCAGAAGATCTAAAAATACCCTACCCAGTGAGAGTAGGATGCAGGAACAAGTTCCTAAACATAGCATCAACAAGGAAGAAATTCATTGCTGAAGTTAAGACGCATCCTGTTAAAGATCTGGTAAAGCAATTTAGATTAGATAATGCAAGGTTTATATGCTTCACAGGATCCATAAAGCAAGTTAAAGAGCTAGGCTCTGATAGTGCAGTACACTCTAAGAATGATGATAAGTTAAATCAACAATTGATTGACTGCTTCAACAACGAAGAGTGTACTGAATTATTTGCGGTAAAGATGCTAAGAGAGGGAGTAAACTTAACAAATATAGAGAGAGGAATAATAACACAATTAGATAGTGGAATTGGATCTTTCTTTCAAATGTTAGGTAGGTGCCTTAGACATGAGTTTCCTGAAATGCATTTACTTGTAGTTCAGAATACACAGGACGAGGTTTACTTTAGAAAATCAATGGAAAATTTTAATAAAAAATACATAACATATCATGGATAATATAACACTGCCGATTGGTGATATTGTCAAGAACAAGATATCAATTAATGAATACTTAATATTATATAATATTGCCAACGGTTTTGTAATAACCGGTATCTTAGATACTAGTCTAGAATCATTGACAAATTTAGAAAGCAAAGGATTTATTAAAGTGAGTAAAGATGGCTTATTTCTTAGAGAAAAAGCATCTATATTCTTTGTCTTAGATGACGATTTATTTATCAAATGGCTTAGGACATATCCAACTTCAGTTCGTAAAAAACACGGTGGTCAGAGGGCTTTATCGCCTGCTGCAGCTGATACAATGTTGGGTAAAAAACTAAGAAAGAAATGGGAATTAATATTTAGGAATAATGCTCAAAAGCAAGAAGTTGCAATTAGAGTACTTGAACTAGAGGTTAAGGACAAGACAAAGTCAGGCGACCTAGAATACATGGTCGAGGCTACCCGATGGTTGAACGAGGGTTATCACGAGAAGTATTCATACCTTCTAGACAGTGATACAGGAGAAAACAAGTATGAAAACGAAGATTATATGTAAATGAAAAGATATAGATGTAAAGAATGTGGTACTGGATTTACTAGTGTTGGTAATTATATACCACCTAGTCCAAATTGGAATGATGGCCATGTATGTACAATGACAGAAGTTATAGACCCAATACAAAATCCAAATAATTTATGATAGAAAAAGTAATAGGAAAAGTAAAAAGAAGGGTAGAACAGCTCAAGAAGATTAAAGATGATAAAGACAATGGTGCAATATTTTGTATTCCATTTGAAAATTATCCTAAGCTTTCAAAGTCTGTACCAGGAGTAGTTCCAGGTATGATACAGATGGTTACTGCAGGTTCAGGTGTTGGTAAAACTCAATTGACTAAAGCTCTTTATGTTAGAGAGCCTCTAGAGTATGCGTTAAAGCACAATATCAACTTAAAGATATTCTATTTTGCACTCGAAGAGTCGGAACAAGAATTTATCGATACAATGATATGTAATTTTATATCATCAAGATGTCAGATTGAAATGGATTTATTGACACTTCAAGGTTTTAGAGAAAAATCTCTTGACCAGAACTTAATGAATCTAATAGAATCTAACATTGATGATGTAGAGACCTTACTAGAGAATGTAGAAATTATAGACTCAGTGTACAATCCAACCGGCATCTACAAATACTGTAGAGATTATGCTGACAAAAATGGTACACATATCTTTGAAGACAAAGAGTTTATAAAGAAGAAAGTTAATGAAGATGGTACAAAATACACTAAGAAAGAAACAGTAAAGGTGTACAGTCACTATATTCCTAATGATCCAAATGCATTTACTATAGTTGTAGTTGACCACATGAGTTTGTTGACTTCTGAGAAAATGAAAGGAAGTTCAAACATGATGACTCAACATCAGACCATGGCACAATGGAGTACTAACTATGCTTTGAAGCAAGTTACTAAGCATTGGAATTGGGCTGTTGTAAATGTAATACAACAAGAGCAATCAGGCGAGAAAGAGCAATTTACTAACAAGGGTGATAGTGTTCAGAAAAAGACTGAACCTTCTTTGGCAAATTTCGCTAACAATAAGGAAATTCAGCGTGATGCAAAAGTGGTAATTGGTGTTTATTCACCTGATAGATATGGATTTGAAGATTATCATGGATATGATATCAGAAGATTCAGAGACTGTTTCAGAGCAACTAAAATACTTAAAAATAGATTTGGAGCACCTAATAAATATTTTCATTATTTATTTGACGGTGCAACTAATAGATTTAAAGAGTTGCCAAGAAGTAATGAGCCCGCAAGGCTACAACCTTTTTATGATACAGCAGATAGACTTTTAGGTAGAGTAAGTAAACCTAGAGCTGTCAAAAATTTCGGACAATAATTTAAAAACTAAAAAATGTTATTATACAAAAAAGACAGTAAAGGTAAGATTAGGTTCTTAGATATTACTACAGATGGTTCAACAATTGTTCAGGTGTCTGGTATTTTAGATGGTAAGCATGTCACTAATGTTAGTCAGTGTGAAGCTAAGAATATTGGGAGAGCCAATGAGACTACAGCTGAAAGACAAGCAGAGATAGAAGCTAAAGCTAAATACATAAAGAAGCTTAAAGAAGGATACTTTAAAGCACAACAAGAGGCAATTGATGAAGTAGTAATACTTCCAATGCTGGCCAAAGTGTTTGGTAAAGAAGAAAAGAAAGTATCATATCCTTGCTACGCCCAACCTAAGTTAGATGGAATGAGAGCCTTAAACAGCTCATTTGGAACACTAATTTCTAGATCAGGTAATGCGATAACTACAGTACCACACGTTAAGATTACTGACCATGACATATTGCATGAAGTTGTCATTGATGGAGAATTGTATGCTCATGGATTAAGTTTTCAAGAGAATATGAGAGTTATCAAAAAGATAAGACCTGATACAATAAATGTTAAGCATCATGTATATGATATGATCATGGACGCTCCATTTATTGAGAGATACTTAACACTTAGAGAATACGTTGAAGGACATCCAGGTATAGAGTTAGTAGAAACTGTTCCTATTAATAATAGAGAAGAGTTATTGGATTTTCATTGCTACAATATTTCTAGAGGATACGAAGGTACTATTGTTCGTCATGGTGATGAAGGATACAAACTTAATGGAAGAAGTTCTAGTTTGTTAAAGCTTAAAGACTTTACTGACTTGGCTTTACCATTGTTAGATGTAATACCGTCAGAGAAAAGGCCTACACACGGTAAGCCTATATTTGCTTGGGAAGGTGCAGAAAACAATGAGTTAGGTGCAGGATTATCATTATCACATGAGGAAGCTGTAGACTTGCTAGCAAATAAAGCTAAGCACATCGGCAAGACTTGTGAGTTAAGATTCTTTGAATACTCTGATACAGGAGTTCCAAGACACCCGGTTATGTATGGATTTAGACTTGATAAGTAATGAGTAGTCTTATAGGAATATCCGGTAAAATCGGATCAGGAAAAGACCTAATGTTTCATATATTAGGCTATTTAGCTCAAGAAGATGATTGGAAAAACTTTTCAGATTATATGTCTAATGCATTTTTTGTTCATAGAAAGTATGAAAATAAAAAGTTTGCTTATCCTATTAAATGGATAGTATCAGTTTTGATAGGATGTGATATACGTCAACTAGAAGATAGAGAGTTTAAGGATAAAGAACTAGGGGAAGAGTGGAGGCAATATTTTAACGATGATAATTGTGATTTAGTTTGTAAAGAAGAAAGTACATTTTCTTCATTATTAACACCTCGTAAACTCTTACAACTTTTAGGTACTGAAGCAGGTAGACAGATTATTCACCCTAATATATGGGTAAATGCTTTGTTTGCTGATTATAACCCTTTAGGATTTGACTATAAAGGTTCTGCAGGTAAAAATATAAAAGGCTCTTGGGTTTATCCTAAATGGATAATAACAGATGTTAGATTTCCTAATGAAGTTGAAGGTATTAAAGATAGAGGTGGTATTGTTATTAGGATTAATAGAGATAATGGTACAAGAGCTATTGATGTAAACCCTCACCTATCAGAAACAGCTTTAGATGATTATGATGGATTTGACTATGTAATAGAAAATGACGGTTCTATCGAAGATTTAGTAGATAAAATTAGACAACTAAATATAGTATAAATCTGTTAATAACCTTGTCAATAAGTAAAAAAAGTGGTATATTTACCAACACAAAAATCGTTAACAAATAAGTAAAATAAAAATACAAATGAGTGATTTTTTTAATAGAAAGGAAGGTAAGGATGATCCTGAAATTCCAGAACATGCAGACTATGATATGACTAACTTTGAAAGTGATTTGGTATCCTGTGGGATTACAGATCTTGAATCTTTTAAAGAAAGACATGCAGGTTTGTTTACAGATCTAGTAATAGATTCTGACAATGAAAACCCAGTAGCATATGTAGCACAAAAGATAGAAAGAGCATTCTCTAAAAGAGAGCTTGCATTCTTAATGTCAAAAGATCTACTGACTGCTGCTTACGAAGAGAGTGAAAATAAATTAAAAACCAAAACAACTTAAAAAATGGCAAACAAACTATTGATTACGGGTTACAGTGGTACAGGTAAAACCTATGCACTGAGAACATTAGACCCAACAACGACATTTATTATATGTCCTGACGAGAAAGCACCTCCATTTAGAGGTTGGAAGAAGAATTACATAATGAAAGATGAAGCAGGTATGTTTAATCCTAACACTTGTAATTATTTGAAAACTACAAATTGGGAGAAAATTAGAGCAGCTATGTCATTTGTAAGTAAAAACAGAGCTGATATCAAAACAATTGTAATAGACACTATTACTTATGCTATGATTGGCGAGTTTATGGACAAAGCTAAAACAGTTGGTTATGCAAAGTTCACAGAAATGGGAGAAAATGTATACAAAACATTAAAAGGTATTGACCCTTTACGTGAAGATCTAACTGTAATAGTTATGGCACACACAGAGACTAAATCTTTTAATGGAGTAGACAAAACTGTATTTGGTGTACCAGGTGGTAAATTAGTACAAGATGTAGTTAAGCCAGAAGGTATGTTCGGTGTAATACTAGAGACTATTGTTGAGAAGAAAGGTAATGATATCCATTACGGATTCATGACTCAAAACAATACAACTAATATGGCAAAGAGTCCTGATGGTATGTTTGCAGGAGATGTCGTAGATAACGATATGCTTGCAGTACTAGATGCTATTACAAAGTACGAAGAAGGATAGTAAATTAAAATAAATTAAAAACTAATATTAAAAAACAACAAAGATTATGAATGCAACAATTATTTTCGGAACTAAAAGACTAGGTCAAAATCCGACAACAACAACAAATGATAAATACGCAGATTTAGCAGTGGTTACTATAGAAGGCCAGAAAGGTGCTAAGAAATCAAGAAGAATACTATTGAACACTAAAGCAGCAGAATTGCTAAATTGTGAAGTTGGAACAGTTCAACAACTTGTTCTTGCATCTGTAGAGATGGGTGATAATTCTCCAAAGAGAGTATTGCTTGCCAATGCAGCTAACCTAGGATCAGAAGTTGATGTAACTTACAAGACTTCTAAAAACAGAGTTTCTTTTGGAGAAGATACATCAGAGAAAGGTAAGGCTATTAGCTCTACTCATGCTTGTAACGAGATATTTAATTTCTTAGAAAGAGATGACTCTACTAATATTGAGTTTAAATTAACTGAGTTTGATTCTACAGAAGTTGAAGCTTATGCTTTATCTCCTATAGTTTCTTCATCAGATATTATTGAAACTAATACTGGCGAGATGTCTGTAGAAGAAGTTACTAATTCTGTTATTAACGAGGTAGCAACTGCTGAACTCAATGATCCAATTATGGAAGAAGTAGAGCCAGAAGTACAGCCAGATGAGCCAGTACAAGAGGCAGTAGAAACTAACGAATGGGTTTAATTATTAATTAACTATAGGTAAAGAGGGTCGCCTTAAAAGACCCTCAAATTTTAAATACATATAAAATATGAGTACAGGATTTGGAGCAGGACAAGAAGTAACTGCAGGTAGTGCAAAGAAGTTATACACAGGGGCAGAAAACTTTAAAGTAGTAGGAGTTAATCCTTCTAAAGATGAGTTGGAAGAAATATATGGCCGTGAGATTAACTTTGATCCAGAGTATGTCGGAACAACAACAGTTTCTGATGGAGATGGAGAAAGAGAAGTTCCACAGATTAGATTAGATTTCTATCTATCAAATGAAGAAGGTGATTTAAAGACAAAGATTCAGTTCTATGTTGGAAATACACATCACAAATCTCAAACTGGAAAGTTTAAGGTTATAAATTCATTTGGTAAAGACACCTGGTTAACAGAAGAGTCTATCAAGAGTGGAAACATGCCACCAAACATGCAGTGGTACAACAACGATGGAGTAAAAGTTGCTAAGCGTGGAGAAGTTGAATTGATTTCTTTCTTAGTTAACTTACTAAATCTTCCTTGGGATACAAGTAAGGTTAGTGATCCATCTGAGTGTTATGCTAAGATTTCTAAAGAAGAATGGAAAACTATCTTTGCTGGAGATGTAACACTATTACGTAATGTAATTGGTAGTACAAACAACAAAGTTGGAGTATTGTTAGGTGTTAAAACTAAAGGAGACGGTAAACTAGTGCAAACTACATTCAACCGTCATACTTTGCGTCAATACACAATACCAAGTGCTAAAGCTTCTAAATTCACCTATATCCTTAAGGATTTGGATGAAGCAGTTGCAGCAGGTGCTTTTGGTAATGTAGATTTCGGTGCAAGAGATCTTTCAGTTCGTGAATTTGAATTAATTCCAACTAGCATTTCTTCTGGAAATACTGACCAAGCAGATGTATTTGCAACAGCAGATACTTCTGACGCTGATGTCGATAATTCAGATGATTGGTTAAGCTAAATTTAACTAAATACTAATTTTAAAAGGGATTGTATTTTTACAGTCCCTTTTTATTTTAAACATAATTTCTTATGGCCTTTGGAAAAAGTCAAGTAATAAAATATTTGCCCAATGCTAATGATATTATGGGTTGTCTTTCAGACTTTGAAATATTTGAATTTTATTTAGGAGGAGTTCCTAGAAAACCAATTAGCAGTCCTTTAAGAGAGGATACAAAACCATCATTTAGTGTATTCCATAGTAAAAAGCATGATAAGATATTCTTTAAAGATTTTGCCACAGGTGAATCTGGAGATTGTTTCTTATTTGTGATGAGACTATTTAATATACAAAAGAAAACAGATGTGTTTAACAAAATTGCAAGAGACTTTAATTTAAGTCAATTTCAATTAGTTGATTCATCTTCTGATTCTTCTCCAATAGTGAGTTATGTTGATAAAAAGAATACTGCAACTACGGTTAAGCATTCAAGACTCAAAATAAGTGTTACTGTTAGAGACTGGAAACTTAGAGATAAAGATTATTGGCAAAGTAAATATGGATTAACAAAAGCTCAATTAGAGTATTGTAACATATATCCAATATCTCATTACTTTGTTAATGGTGCTTGCACACTTGCACAGGATTTATCCTATGCTTTTGTGGAAGAAAAAGATGGTAATCAAACTTTTAAGATTTATCAGCCAAATGCAGATAAAGAAAATAAGTGGATGAATAATAATGATTATTCAACATGGGAGTTATGGACACAATTACCTGATACAGGAAATATGTGTATAATAACAAGTAGCAGGAAAGATGCTGCTGTTATCAAAAGTCTATTCCCTTCTAATTTCGTCACATCATGCTCATTGCAGAGCGAAGGTGTTAAACCTAAAGATAATGTAGTAGACGAGCTAAGAAGTAGATTTAAAGAAGTTTTTGTCTTGTATGACAATGACTTTGATAATCCTAATAACCCAGGAAGAAAAGGAGGTCTGAAATTATCAGAACAAACTGGATTCCTACAGATTGAAATACCCAATAAATACCAAGCGAAAGATCCGTCAGACTATATAGAGATGTATGATGGTGAAAGCTTAAAAGAATTACTCTTAAGACTTATAAAAGAACAATTGAGACAAGAGGAATTAAAGCAAATAATGTAATTAAAAAACCAAATCATGATTAAAAGAGTTATTAATACCAATTTATTGAAGAAAGAAGAAACATTTAGAGTCATGGCTCTAGGTGAGGCTGTAAGAACGCCAATATTACTAATAGGACCTCCTGGAGTTGCTAAAACAGCAGCTGTAATTGACTTTGCAAAAGGTTCACTAGGAAAACTTAATTCATCAGATTTGTTTCTATTAGAAACAGATGAAGGAACTAGAAGTAATGCAGTGAAGGGTAATATTGATTTAGAAGCCCTTACTACGACTAACAAATACAAAATTAATTCACCTATTACTAATGCCAAAGTAGTTGTTATTAACGAGATTGACAAAGCATCAGCCTCTTTAAGAAACAGCTTGCTAGGTATTATGAACGAGCGTGTTTTATTTAATGGTACAGAGAAAGTGCCATGTCAATGGACAAACTTTATTGCTACTTGTAATGAAATTCCTGATGATGAGGTTGACTCACCATTCTGGGATAGATTTCTAATTACGCATGAAGTTACTAGATTGTCTCAAGCAGACATGCTAGGATACTACGACAAAGGCGGTAAAGCTTTTACTCAGTCTCAAGATATTCGATTGCCAGAATCTTCTGACATTGATGCAATAACATTAAGTTCAGGTAAGCTTAAGAAAGTTCTAGATGTAGCTCATAGTGAGTTATCAGACAGAGCTTTATCATTTTTACCTACGCTTGTTAAGAATGTTATGATTGTTTGGGGAATGAATGAAGACAGAGGTTTAGTTAAAACCGCTGAGTTGTTAGTAGGTAAAGCTGTTGCAAAAGAATTAGCTAAGACGCTAGTTCCTAAAGAAGTTAGAGAACTATATGATCTAGTTGATGCTATTGGTCAGTGTATGAGTACTGAAGAGTACAATTCTAAATACGATCAACTTGAGATTGCTTATGGTGTAGCTAGCAAAGCTGGTAACATTACTGAGCATGATCAAGCAGATCTACAAATTAGAATTGCTGAAGAGGAAGCTAAATTAAGTTTCTTAAAGTCATCTGACGATGAAAGTGTATTGTCTCAAGCTCAAGATACAGCTTACTAATGAGTATCTTTAATAGAAAGAAGGATGAATTAGGAGGGGGATCATTCCCCTCCTATGATCCTTATGCGAGATTCCAAAACGCTGAGGAAGGTGTATTTGGATACAGAAAAGACAAGCACGTTGTGTTACCTGGCGTAACAGCATACGAAGAAATGAGACTTAAGAAGATTAGAGATTATGTTGAGAAAGAGACTAACAAAGAATGCACTCTATCACAAGATCTTATCAATGATGTTTACAGTATTTACGTAAACAAAGATGTTAAGAGAAGACCTACCAACAATGACAACGGAGTAAGACATAAAGTGCTTGACAAAGTATATGATTCTCTTACAAAAATTGTTACAGTTGATTCACCTTTATATACACAAATTCTAACTAGAGAACTTGCATTAGCATTGCAGATAGTTGATGATGAGATAAGGGAGGAGCAACAGCAAAATGGTAGTGGTGATGGATCTGAAGGTTTAGAATCTAAAATGGATCCTAATCAGAAAGATGATGGAGAAGGAAAGGGAGAAGGTCAAGGTAATGATAGTCCTGGAGATCCTAGTACTGGTGCAAGTAAAGAGTCTGGTTCATCTAACAGAAGTTCTGTTGAAGACATGATTGACAAAATCTTGGACGAGAATACTAAGAGGATTGAAAATGCAAAGAACTCTGCTGATGATAAAATTAAAGACTTGGAGTCTCAATTGGGAAAGGAAGCAATGAAGGATCTTATGAATAATGATCCTGAGTTCTTAGAGAAAATTGAAGAGTTAAAAGGCAGATTAAATAGCGTTTCTATAAACAAGGATAGTATCCGTAAAGTTTTAGAGAAAATACTTAATGAGTCTATGAACTACTTCTCTACTAAATTCAAGAGAGTTGAAGAATCTTTATTTGATTGTGAAGAATGCGAAGATCTATTTGGTCTTGAATTTCTTCACCCAGTATTTAAAAATGCTGAGATCATGAGTGCAGGTAATGAAAGTAGAATATACAAGGGTAAGATAGATTTATATCTTGACTGCTCTGGCTCTATGACATCTGAAGAATGCTTTGAAGGAGCTAATATTAGAATGATTGACCTTGCAAAAGGTATTGCTATGGTTTTACATAGAATGGGAATGATTGAGAATTTATATTTCTTTGATGGAAGTCTATACAAAATAGACAATGTCAATGAAGTTACAATTCTTAGTTTTTCTAAATCTGGTGGAACTAACTTTAATAAAGTAGTTGAAATGATCAAACTTAATGGTAACAACAGTGTTATTATTACAGATGGTTATGACAATTGCAATACTTATAGTAAGCAAGCATTCTGGATTGGTATTGGTGGAACCACATTTGACTCAGGTTATAGTGATACATCATTTGATCAATACAGAAGTGCTGGCCAGTGTGTAGCTTATGACAGCAACACAAGTAAATTTAATTATTGTAAACAAAAAACTGAACATTAATGTTAAAAAGAAAGCAGATAAAAGACATGATTTTTATCCCGGGCAACATCCCAAGCTTAAAGAACAGTAAGGTAAAGACGAGTAGAGGAATCTTCTCGTCTCCTACTGTTTCTAAATTTCTTAGATCTATAGGCATACAAGGATTTAACTCTCGTAAAAAGACAGTTAAAGGATATGTAGACCCAAAAAGGCCTAATCAATTTGAAGCTATGAGAGCTGCGTTTGATGGAATGAAATCAGGTAAAGATGATCCTATTATAATAGGATATCATCAAGTGCGTAATAGCAAAAGACTCTTTGACTTTAGTAACAGTGTTGAAATACTACAAGACTTAATGACTGCTCATGATTTTATTGAGGATGATAATGTCAGATTTGTATTTCCTGTTCCTATGAGTATAACAGGAGAATTAATTAATCAATCAGACCCAAGAAAGTTCCCACTCTACTCAGTAGATAAGGAAAATCCTGGAGTTTATATTAAATTATTTTAATATGTCAAATAAAAAGAAGTATACTATAACAACTAAGGAATTTATTGAGTGGCTTATTTCTGATGAGGAGGATGTACATCAATACGGAATGAGATTATTTAAACAATTAAGAGATACAGGTAGAGCCACATTTAGTGGCAGAGCTTTATTTAAAGAAGTAGAATCTTTACCTGGACACTTATTTAGAGATCAAATGACTGAGTCAGATGTATTTCTAGGAATAGAGTTTGGAGATATAAGCACAATAGATATTAAGTTAATACCTTCCGGAAGTGTATGATAAGATACCAAGTTACTAAAACTCTTGTAACTAAACCTAATGACAATAGTGCCAACGCAATTGCTCCAAATTTAATCTACGGATGCTTTGGAGGTTGCGTTGACACTTATTGTTATATGTCTAGATACAATGGAGTCAGAGTATTTGTTAATACAAATGTATTAGACATAGTCAGCTCTGTTTATGAGTGGGCTAAGAATTATAAGAAAGTTCCTGATCAGCAGGATCCTGTTTACAAAATGGTAGATGTTGCATGCAATACAGATTTAGTTCTTATGCAGAAACATTGTCCAATACCTCTTATAGATTACCTTAAGATGTATGATGACCATGATGAATTAAACAGTACTATGGCCACTAAGTATCCCGGGTTGTTAAAGCTTGATGTTAATCACTTTAATAAGAAACCAAGGATTAGAGTCAGTGTAATGCCTCAGATATATTCAGATATTCTTGAACCAAAAATGCAAAGCATACAGTCAAGGATAGAAGATATAAACAGGTTAAGAAAGCTAGGATGGGAAGTGCACATTAACTATTCTCCAGTCATTTTATATGATGGGTTTAGAACAGAGTATAGAAATCTGTTTAAGATGGTTAATGATATTGCTGGGGAGACTAAGTGTGAAGTTATATTTCTAACTAATCACCCATTGCAAATGAAAAAGTCTAATGGAGAAGCTAAAGAACTAATGAGTCATTCTAACGAAGTTAAGAATACATCAGGAGTTATGAGGTACCCATTAGAATTAAAAAGAAAAGCAATAAGAATATTCAAAGAAGAATATTCTGAGTTGTTTAATGTAGAATCAATAAGATATATATTTTAATATGGCAATACAAGATCACAATCTAGCAATTTCTGAACAGACGTACAGGGATCTAGAGCTGCCATCTTACTCTATGCTTGCTGCAATAGATAAGCAAGGAGTAGATGTAGTAGGAGGCGTGAAACAGAGCTTCAATTTAAAGTTTGGTAGTTTAGTTGACATGATGTGTTTTGAACCAGAAAGGGTTGAAGAAACATTCCATAAAGGTGTCGCTGCTAAACCACCAACAACAAATGTTAAGAATATTTGTGACCTAATTCTTCAAGGATTAGATGGCAAAGAAGGAGAAATTGCAACCGGGATTACTGCACTAGGAAGAAGAAAGTCTTCAAAGATATCTTCTAAACTAAGTACTTATAGTTCTGAGTTTGAATTACACGCAACTAAGCTAGGTATTTACAAGAGTTATGGTGTCGATAAATTAAAAGAAACAGTTGTTAAAGCAGGTTCTGAATACTTTAAAGACAAGGTTAAGTCTAGAGGTAAGAATTTAATTAAGCCTGAGATGTGGTTGCATGCAGCACATACAGCTGCTACGTTAATTCAACATCCATACACAGCTAAATATTTTGCTACTGGAGTTCCTGGAATTGAAATTATTTATCAATACAAGTTTGATACAATAGTTAATGGCAGAAGATGCAAGGGTATGTTAGATTGTTTAGTAATAAACCACGACCTTAAGCTTATTTTTCCAATTGATTTAAAGACAGGCGAGTCTCCCTGTAAAGATTTTCCTATATTGTATACCACTCATAGGTATTATATTCAAGGAACACTATACAGAGAAGCAATAAAGACTATTGTAGACAATGATTTTGAATTGTCAGGATACATTGTAAAGCCATTTGAGTTTGTGTACATATCTAAACTTAATCCAGATAGACCAATGAAGTTTCGTGTGTCAGAAGACATGCATACAGCATCATTGAATGGATTTACAGATAGGCATGGATACAAATACAGAGGTGTGTGTGATTTGTTAGATGATTACTATTACAGTGTTCGTAATAATAATTCTCCATACAATTATGATGAAATCCAATCAGATGGAATAGTAGAAATGACGTATAATTCAATAACTAATAAATGAAGCCAAGATTTAAAATAAACATAAGTAAGAACAAGAGTTTAACTTATATGTTACCTTTGCTTCATTCAAAAGTTAATTTTGATTTGTTTCAGTTTTTAGAAAATACTTACGTATCTTTTGCAGATGGAGACGAACTATTTTGTGTAATGTATAACTGGAGCAGCAATCAACAATTTCTCAAATACGAGGGAAGGCTGATGGAAGATCCATTATATGTTGGACATGCAGATTTTGGAGAACACGTTGTCTACAAATTTAAGTTGACATTGGAGATGAAGAAGGCAAGAGAGAAGTTTGTCAGAGGAGAGTATAAAGACTATACGGACAAGCAAAAGTTAGAAATACTAGACTATATTAAATCAAGAGGGTTTAGTAATAGTAAAAGAATTTCTGACATATTAGATAAGGGAGTTCCTGATGTTGTGTCTGCTCCTCCCAATCATGAAGACGAAGTGGTAGAGAATCACATCGATATATTAACAGTAAAACTAGATAACCCATGGACGAATTAAATGTAGAACTTAAGAAAACTCACAGGAAAGATTACTTTTCTCTTGAAATTAATGATGTAGTAATAGGCATCTTCGAGAGAAGTCAATTAAGATACTTAATGGAAAAAGTAGATAATGCAATCTAGAAAAGCAGATGAACTCATTAGGCTAAAGCAACTTGTCGAAGAATACTACGGATTTTCAATAATGAAAAAAAGTAGGTCTCGACAAATTGTATATGCTAAGAAAGTTTTTTCAAGGTTAGGAAGAGATTTTGGATATCCATATCAAGCAATAGGAGATGCTATAGGGCACAATCACGCCACTATAATACATCATGAAAAATCATTTCATGCTATACTAGATTATGATGCTAGAATCTATAATAAATGTTTAGGTGTATTTTCTGAATTAATAGAAAACAACAAAGCACAATCTTTGTCTATTGAAATAGAAGAAATTACAGACGTAGATATTATAAAAGCAAAATATGAATTGCTTATAGCCGAGTTAAGAACAAATATTTTTGAACAGAGGGAAGAAGTTAGCAATTTACAAAAAGAAATAAAAAGCTTTGCTGACGTAAAACCAATACTTGAATACTTTGAAGGATGGACAGACCAGAATAGAGAAGAGTTTATTCAAAATAGACTTAGACCTTATTCATTGTCTTTGAAAAATAAAGTATTTCATTAAAATAAATAGGGGCGTAACAGCCCCTATAATAATTAACATAATTAAAAAATCACAAAATGATATTTAAAAGAAAACAAGTAAGACCTGCAGAAGTAGGCACAATATGCTCTATAAAGAATAGCGTAATTGAACAAATGAAAAAATCAGAATACTACAAAGAAAATTCAATAGTACACTACAAAATAGTCAACGATTATGGTGATATTATTGGAAGTGATTTAAGAAAGGGTGCATATTGCAATCAGGTTTTTCTAGCAGATTGCACAATGGTGTATGTAGGAAAGAAAACAAGTTTTGATGGAATTGTTCAAGTCTTACCACTTACTGTTCAAAAAGACGGAAGAAATGGCTATGCTGCTGATAGTTTGCTTAAAAAGAAAACAAGCTATATGGTGCCTGTAGATTCATTATCTTTACTAAGCAATGGAGAAATAGAGGCAAAGTCTGATCATCTTGTACGATGGGCTAAAGAAGGTACAGCAGGAAAGATTAACTCTATCTTAGGTGTAAATACATTTGAATGGGAAAACAGATAACCCTTCATGAAATGATAAAAGAATGTGAACATGAACAAAGTTGTAAAGAGTGCTCAAGAGAAAATACTGAAAGCTCAACAGGAGAAGGAAATAGAGACTAGGTATTTTTCTAGAAACTGGGAAGCTATGACATGGTGTAATGAGCAAGGTTTAACAATCTATGTTTCTGCACAATCTCATAACTCTAATCTTGTAAGAATATTTGTTCAAAAAGGAGTTCCTTTTAAGCCACTAAATAACATCCTTTATAGTCAAACAGACTTGAAGGATGTTATGAAGTGTGTTGCAGCAATTGACGCAGAATACGAGCGTCTGTACAATAAAATGAAAAATTAATGAATAAAAAAGAATGGTTATTTATGGACAAAAAATTAGAAGTATCTAGAACTAGCATCATATCAGGTAAAACATCTACAAGAAGTTTACCAATAACTCAAGAACAATACGACACTTGGAAAAGAGGAGCATTAATACAAGATGCAATGCCAAATTTAAGTGTAAAAGACAGAGAGTTCCTAATCACAGGAATGACAAATGATGAGCAAGAAGAAATGTTTGATTAAGAATTTATTAATTTAGTGATTTGGATTAATAATTATGTTGATGAGAAAACCCCTAAGTACAATGTACAAAGGGGTTTTTAGTTGACTTTTTTTTACCTAATTTACTGTTTACCTATGTTTGAATTCAAAAAGTCAAGTGCTTTTCTAAAATCATCAGTATCTTTAATATTTGGTCTAAGCTTTTTAAGTCTATGCTTTAGTTTTAACTCTCCTTTATACTTTCCAGTTTCATATCTTTGTCCATAATTCCAAGGAAATATATGATTACTAACTTTAAGCATGTTACCTAAGTTACCAACCGCAGCTGTAGGTGTCTGAGCAATTTTAAACGCTTCACTAGGTAAAGCAAAGAATAACAATTCAGATTGCTGTCTTCTTAATAAATACGCCATCAATACCTCATCATCTTCTAGGTCTCCATCTCCTGCTAAGAGATTGTATGCTATTGTAACTGCTATCATAAATGCTACATCAGCCATAGTTTTTCTAACACCAGATTTTTGATCAGTAGTTAATTCTTTCCAGCTTTTTACAATATTAAACTTATCCTCTCTAGTGTCATTAATTATTTTGGCTATAAATCTTGAAGTAGATACGTAATACCCTTCCATGTTTCTTTTTTGATCTTGACTGTAAAATGAATCAGCTTCAGATAACTCAGCATCTGCAGGCTTATAAAAATTACTTATACCTCTATATCTACGAATGTAACCTGGTACCATCCATTTTCTTAAAAAGAATCCCATCTTACCAAGCATGTATCTCTGTGCATGAGCTTGAATGTCAGTAGTATACTGACCGTGTAATTCATCAATTTTACTTCTTATTAAATTACGAGTCTCTAGAATTATATCTGCTTGCTTTCCTGTAGTTGTGAATGTTGTATTCATAACTGAAGGATGAAGGACCATTTCCATACCTCCATTTTTATTCTTCTTAAAAGTAATCATGTCGTTTAAACTAGCAGCTCTCTTCTTATCTTTAGTGGGCTTTCCATTAATGTCTAAAAAAGTACCGTTTTTATCCTGTACTTTTATTGAATTTAATATAGCATACATAACCTTTCCCTGCATCATGTGTTCTCCCATGTTTGCAAGTGGTCGTAAACTATTCATGTTAGCAAGAGTCTCCATCTTACTTCCTTTTTCAAATTCATTATTTAATGCATTTGGCCCCATTGCATTAAAGAAGTTCATAAATAAATTTGTTTTAGAAGTCTGAACATTTGCCCCCATGTCAGCCATTATGTTTTTTAAATCAAAGTTGTACATTTTCTGTGCAGCTCTGTAATCTTTTAAACTATAAAGTCCACCTCCAATAGCTTCAATAAGATTTGAAATTGTTCCAGTACCAGTATTCACAATACTGTTTGCGTAATTAAATACAAGTGATACAGAACCAAAATACTTTAATGCAGCTTTTCCTACTTGATTTACCTCAACAACCTTTTTGGTTCCAGGAACCTTAAATGAACCTGAATCTTTTGTAGTAAGGCCATAAAGCCTATTTTCAGCAACAGATTTTACTTTTGCTAACTCATTAGATTTTGATCCACTTTCAGTTAATGGTAAATTACTTTGTTTGTCTAATTTTTGATTACCTTGACTGTCTAATACAGGATATTGCTTTTCTTTCATTACTTCTGTAATAACAGTTAAAGCAGCTTCAACTTGACTCTTCTCTTGATGGTTCTTACCCATGATTGCGTGAAGTAATCCTATTGTGTGCAAGTCATAAGATTGGTCATTTTCCTGTAAAGCTTTTCTATAAGGAGTAGGGGCTCTTAATGTTTCTCCTTCTGAGTAATCAGTGTATTGCTTAGGTCCTGATTCAACATCAAATTCATCTGCTTGAGTTTCTGTCAATTCACTTATAGCTTGCTTACCCATTGTTTTTATAGACTGACCCTCTACAACTCTTGATGCAGCTGTCTTCATTACCCCTGGAAGTCTTATGAATTTTACAGCTCTCCAATTATCAATAAGAGAATTTTTAGCTCCATACATCTTATCAGTAGCTACTTGGTCTCTTTTAAGCCTATCAAGTTCTTCAAATTTCTGTATTCCCGCAGGAGTTTTATCTGCTTCTAAGTCTTTATACTCTTGACTTTCCCATTCAGCAATAGGTCTTTTTCCTGTAACCTGCATTCCTTCTTTGTTAGTCCATGTTTTCTTAGCAGTATTTATTCTTAACCACCTAGAATACTCACTTCTAGCAATTGCTTCTTCTAAAGTAACTGTGTGCTTTTGTTCATTTTTGTACTGGTATGAAACATGCACTGGTCTTTCATCTGGATCTAAATTTTCAATACCAGGAATAGTCATTTCAGCATCAAATATTTCAAGTTTAGTAGATTCTGTTTTTCCTGTTTTAGGATCTTCTATGTTTGATGTATAGTAATACTCTTTTTGTCCTTGATCGTTTAAACCTAAAGTAACCTTTGTGTCTTTATACATTTCATTATGTATTTCAGAATCACCTTGCTCTCTAGCTAGCTCATTGTGTCTTTCAAGAAAGTCTGGGTTATATTCTCCAGTGTAATACGAAACTCCACTAGAAGATACAGTAAACATTCCTTTGTATTTCTTTTTCATGTTCCTGGTGTTTGTTCCAGGAATTTCATTAAACTTTTTTAAGAAAGCATCTTCCTCAGTAGCTTTTGTTACAGAGTAAATTTCAATGTTGTTGCTAGCAGCGTCAAGAAGACTAGATATAAGTGCTACATCTTCTGACTTCATTTCTTTTTCAGTTAGTAAGGTATAAGACAACATCCCTAGAGCTGTAGTAGAAGTTAAAGATCTCTCTACTGCAATTTCTCTTTTTGTATCCATTATCTCTACTTGCCTAGCTTGCAATTCTTGGATCAAGTATTCTCCTTCTGTTAAATCAGTACCATTAACAGCTTTAAGCTCTTTGTACTCCTCTTTAATTAAGTCTTTATAGGTCTCATCAGTTCTAACGTCATTTTTCATTAACATTCCAACATAAGCACTACGTGCATTTTTTATAAGACTAGCATTGATGTCTCTTTTTAAACCCTGAATAGCATTAATTACCTGTGACATTGTGGCAATTTGATCTGGAGTCATTATTCCTTGATCAGATAATTCTTTTAGAGCAATTTGTGTTTCATCTACAACATTAAAAGAAGACAACCAGTTAAAAGATTTTTTTAATCTTTCTTCATCTATTTTCTCCATTTCTGTTCTACTCTCTAGTGTATTTTTCATAAAATACAATTGACCTAAAGACCAGTTTAAATACTCTGTAAATCCTTTGGCTTTGTCTACATCCTCAAAATCTTTTAATGCTTTTTCAAGTTGTTTGATTGACTCTAGCCTTGTTTTTTGAGGAACAGGTAATTTAGAAAGTTCTTCTTGTTTTTTGTTTTCTTTTTTACGCTGTTGAGGAGTTGTAATAAGACTTTTTTCATTCTTAAGAACTTTTGTAACTGTTCCTAATAATTTTTGATAACTCCTATCTATCTGTTTTGTCTCTATAGCAAGATCTATTTCAGCTTGAGTAACTTTTTTATTTTTATCCTTTAGAGTAATAGGCAATCTCATTTGTTGATCAATTTCTTCTAATTTAGAAACAGAGATATCTTTCACCCGATTGCTTAGTAAATCTTTAGTTAAGGCTGTTACCTCACTTCTCTCAAGGCCAAAAGTTCTTTTGATGTAATCGTTAAACCAAGCTAAAAAAGACTCCCACATGGAAGCTTTTTCATTGTCAGCCCATATCTCAGAACCTTCTCTACCAATAGCAGTTACAAGTATTTCTTTTTCAAGCATATCTTGAGATAAATCTGGATACAGTTCTGATATTTCTGCCCATAATGGTGTGCCTCTAAGCTCATTAAGAGCTTTCTGTATTCTTGGGTTGTTTATGCCTCCTGGAAGTGAATCAATAAATACATGGCCAAACTCATGAATTGCAGTAGTTTTGTATAATTGATTAGGATTAATAACTATTACGGGCTTTCCTGCAGCTTTAGTTCTTGGGTCATTCTTCCCCAACAATCTTGATGTTTCAACTTGGTCATCATATACAACCTCAACATTCATAGTTGCCTGTAAAGCAGCAGTCTTTTTTTCAAATGTAGCTCTATCTTCTGCTTTATAGTCATCGCTCATTCTTTCCTCTTGAGCTTTATAAGCATTAACTATATCTTGTTTTTGTGAAAGAAACCTAACAAGGTCTTTTTCACTCATCTTAACTCCTTTAAACTCGTATCTTCCGCTTTTACAACTCATTATAGCACACATTTAATATTATTATCCTCTATTATTTGATCTAAATTCTCAACAACAGCCTCTACATTACTTTTTCTTATCTGATTAATACTTTCTATAGAAATACTGTCTAAAGGATTTCCATTCATGTCTTTGAAAGTCTTGTTGTTAATCATTATGTTATCTAAGTATTCCTGGGCTTTCAATTGAATTGATGGCAGAACGTTGTTTGCATTATTATTAGACTCACTAATTTTAGTCCCTCTACTATACTCAACAGTATTATATTTTCCCTCTTTAGTTCCTAGTGTAAATGTACGAATATAAACTGGAACTCTCATAGTACCTCCATCAGCATCTGTTTTTTCTACAGTACCTTTCATTTCGTACAAAAAAGAATCATAACCTACTCTTCCTGCTACAAATTTAGGAAATATTCTTTCATTGTTTTGAACATTACCAAACTCTTGACTTTTAATTTTAGCTGGTTTATATGTAAAAGCAGTTGCTGAACCATCCATGTTCTTAATCTTAAGACTTTTAATTACTTTTGGATCTTTTATACTATGTCTTAATAGTTGATCAACAAACTCAGAGTCACTTTCTAGATTATTTTCATTATTGTTATTTCTTATGATGTCTTTAATCTCTTTATTTAAGTTATTGTCTTTAAGTATTTGATGAGGTATATGTGTAAAGAATTGAGTTAGATTATTTTGAAATCCAGATCCAATAAATGAATACCTAGCAAGATCTAAAGCTAACTTTCTATCAGGATGTATTTTATCTTTATTTATACTGCCGTCTTCATTCTTGTAAAATTTATTGTACAGCTGCATCCATCCTCTATATATTTGCTCTTGGTAATGCTTTGGTTTATCTTTATTGTTTATTCCTAAGTATTTTTTTCCCTTACGTATTTCAATTTCTAAATTTTCTATAAGATGATTTCTTTCTTCAGTTCCTGCTATTATACCTTCTTGTTTCTTTTCTACTGATAAAGGTACATTTGTAGTTATTGAATTATACTTTTTAAAACTATCCTTAAATAATTTAGTTCCAGACATTATGTATGAGTAAAACCCAGCATCGATAGACTTACCAAGCTTTGCATCTACAAGGTATTCTCCATTTGCAGTTAAAGATGATATGTTATTAAATACATTTTCAGCCATCTGAGTTCCTGATAAAAATAAATCAGAATTTTTTACTACACTTTTAACCCAGTCTAGAGTATTTTCTTTATAAGTTCCAAGCATAGTGTCCTTGTACTTTTCAGAAAAGTTAACTACTTCACCTGTACTAATAATTTTTTTTATTTTGTTTTCATTAACCATTCTGTCAACATTAGAACCACCTGCACCAGCAGTGTCAGATTTGGCAGCAATTACTGCTTCACCAAATATTTTACCTTGCTCCTGAAGCATTGACCAAGCTTTTAATACATTAAACTCCATTTCAGAACCTGCATCTCTGTTTTTTATGTTTGCTTCTAATTTAGAGTCACTAAGGTCAGCTACAGTTTTACCACTAACTACTGATGGAATCTTACGATTGCCAAAATACTTAGAAAGTATAGCATCCATTGGAGCTACTTTAAATGGATCCTTGTTTCCTTGTTCATCCATATTAGTTAATTCTGAAGCAGTAATACTTTGCTGCTCCATTTGCAACTGTACAAGTTCTCTTAGTATTGGCTGTCCAATAAATCTGTTTACAAACTTCATGCTAGCACCTGCTCTAAGCAACATAAAAGATGTGTTTGCTGTAATAGAGTTGTGGTTAGCACGAGAAATATAAGGATCTTTTGCAATATCAACATAAGCATTAAGGAATGCAGATAGATTATCAGCAATTGAATGCTTATCTGTTGTTTCACGATCAAAGAAAGTTATTGGCTTCATTTGGCCTTTTCTTTTTCCTGTGGTAATCTTCTCGTATCTTACGTTTCCTACTCCTATCCATCTATTGAACTCAATATTTAATGATTGATTCATTACATGGTCAACTAAATGATTGGCAGTCTGCCCTACGCCCATTTTACCTGATAAATAAGCGTTTTTAGTTTCAAGCTGTACAAGTGGAGAAAACAACTCCATATTTTTCATTACAGGTGCAGGAAATAATCCATCTTTAAACCCATTCTTTTTAGTACCTACAATATCATCTTTTAGTTGAGCTCCATCAATAGACCTCATCATTGCGTCATAGTTTTTTGGAGAGTTCAATACAGCCTTATAGTTTGCTACAAGGTCATTTTGAACTAGCATTTTTTCTATTTCAACACTACTGTACATAATGTCTGGAGTAGCTGGAACTTTCTTTCCAGTTTTCTTGTCAGTGTATGCACGCTTACCTAAAGTCTTAACAGCAAGATGTGAGTTTTCTCTAGTTAGCTTTGTTACTTTTCCTGTTTCTGTATCGTATACAATATTGTTTTGCATTACAAACAATTTGTCAATATCAAAATCACTACCTGTCTTTGCAGGCAATCCATCGTACACTAATATACTATCTCCAACACCTTGTGGCAATACACCAACTATCTGTAAGTAGTCATTAGAAGACATCCCTTGGTTAGGTATTCTATATGTAACTAACTCTAATACACTAGGATCTAACAATGACATTGCAGACTTCATAGTCTTACCTTCTAATGTAATACCGTGCTTTTTCAAAAGCTTTATAGCTTGTGAGTGAGGTATCATTGCTTGGCCAGGTAATACTTTGCCATCTACAATTCTTGGGGGAAGTAGACCTTCACCATTGTAGTCTTCTGACACTACTATAATTCCAGAATCTTTTGGATCTATCTTTTCAAATCCAAATGGAGATACCTGAATAAAGCTACCACCTTGTGTGGTAATCTTGGTAAGTGCCCTGTTCATTATAGACATAAAGATACTTTCAACTTTACCTCTAATTTGAGGCATTGCATCAAATGGAGTTCCTTTTTCAAGTGCAGTAACAATATTGTCATTACCTCCCCTATCTTTAAACTCTCTTATGAGTGCAGCGTATATTTTATCTTTGTTTGTAATTTTTCCATTTGCATCAATGCCGTAGTCTTCTATTAATTTTTCCTTACCTAAATCAGATAATCTAGATACAGCATCATGCATATTTTGAGCTAATGTAGTTCCATCTACTGTTTTCCCATTTACAACATACTCACCAGTCATGTCCATTCCTTCAAAAATATTCTTTTGAATTTGAGAACCAACATTTGTTTCTTTCATGTTTTTAATAGGCAAATCCTGTTGAAGCTTCCATCCCCTGTTGTTTAACACTTGAGGATTTAATTCAAACTCATCTGCTAATTCAGTTGTTCCTGGCTTGTTGATAGTTGTTGGTTCAATAGCACCTACTTTTATACCATCTAAAGTTACAACTTCATGGATCTCTAAGTGAGCCTCATTATCTGCGTACTCTTTTCCAGTCTTAGGATCCTTTGTCATTTTATCATACAAAGCTTGCATTGGAGTACCTTTAACTAAAGAAGGTATTAATACAGCTTGAGAATACTTTAAATACACTGGCCTTCCTTCGTTAATTTCAAAGTAAACACCTTTAAGAGGCTGTGCTGCTAATTTTGCCTCATTAGGCTCTAGCTGCTTACCTTCTCTCATTTTCTTATAAACCTTATCATGCTGAGGTCCCCACTGCCCAAGCTTTTGCTTAATGAATCTCCATCTACGTGGAGTAATCCATGCTTGTGCATCAGTAGTATTAACATTGTTTCCTATTGGATTACCCTTCTCATCTACAGTCTTACCATAAGCTAGTGCAATAGATTTATCTGTAACAGAAGCTAATATCTTGTCAACATATCTTGAAGCAACTTCAACACCATTTATTGTTGCTTGGTTAAATATAAGTGCATCTTTACTATCTATTCTAAGCTGTAGTCCATCTGTGTAAGTAGCAGGAATACGCTTAATTAAATCCGCATTGTTTTTGTAATAAGCTGGATCACCTGAAAACATTTTAGTATACTCAACAGAAGATATAAGCCCATTCATAAAATAATCACCAGCTAATGTTGTGTAATCAGGGTCAAGGCCTCCCTCATTAATACCATAGTGCTTTATTAAAGCTTTACTAGTTCCGCTAATTCCTTTAAGTCTATCTGCAGTTTCTTGTACTCTTTCTTGAATACTTTCTTTAATGTGTTTCTTTACAATTTCTTCTTGAGATGAACTAAGTTTGTCAAACTTATCATCCTTAAACGAATCACCATAAAGCATTCTTCTTAAATCTGCATATTTTGGATCCTTGCTGTCTTTGTCAAACTGAGGAAATATTTGGGATCTTTGTCCATTTCCAATATCTTCTACCTTACCATCAACTATTCTAGCGTGATAGTGAATGGCTTTCTTTATATTTGGGTCGTTGTTTTCACGATTAACCCTTTTCATTCTGTTGTATTCATCTAGGAAATACCCAAAAGCAACATTAATAGAGCTAGGAGATATGTAAATATCACCTTGTGGGCTTTTTCTTATACCTGAATCAAATGATTTAATACCTGAGAATAATATTCTTCTTGATTTGTCAGCAGCAATTATTGTTGGAAAAAATGACTTTTCATTTGCTCCTAATTTGTCATTAAGCATCTGAACCATATTAGCATTAATCTGGTCATTTAAAGTAATCTCTACATTAGAAACACCGTCATTTTTTCCTTTAGACTTAAATGCAGAGTCAAGCCCATGGCCAAAATCATCAAGTCTTTTTTGCATCTTTACTTTTCTTTTATTCCTGTTTGGCTCATCCTTTGCAAGCAAGTAATTAATCCATCTAGAGTTTTGCTTTCCTTTATCTAGCAATAAATTTTCTAATTCAGTTGGATCTTTTTTCCATTCATTAATTTTATTAGAAACATAAGTAGGATTTGTTACTGCGTAACCTGTTTTACCATTAGTTAATAATACAGACATTTCAGACATGTCTCCAGTATCCCAACCAATAGCATTTGCTAGAAGCTTAGTAGACACTTCTTTGTTAAATATATTTTCTTGATTACCTTCTGCATCTTTAAACTTAAAATCTTTATCTAATATAGTTTTAAACAAGTATAATGCTCTTTTGTATTGGTCATCAAGAATGTCTATTGCCTTATTATCTCCTCCATTTAAGTTAAACATTGTTTGGAAATCTTTAGGTCTAACCTCGTCAGCTCCTAATTTGTTATAGACAGTAGAAAGATCTAATGCTGCATAATTAACTGCTATTCTTCTTTGCTCCTCCTGTATTTCAGTAAGAGGAGTGTTAGCCTTTATACCTATCTTTGCTATATCTTCATTGTATTGTTCTTGAAGATAAACAAGCTCATCATATTCCTTTTCTAGTTGTGCTCTTTCATTTTCTTTTAATACACCCTCGGTTAAATACCTTGCGTCAAAAGAATTATACCATTTATTTGTAACTTTACTTTGCTTGCTATTTGTAGAAGTAGCATTCATAACAGTGTAGTTACCGTTATCGTGTTGTGTTACATAGAAGTTTACTTGTGTCCCTGTCATTGCCTGTACAAACTGAGTAATTTTGTTCCTAGAATTAGGATCACTTCTCATCCTGTCAAGCTTATCTAGCAAGTCGTGCATCCAAAGCTTAGACTCTTTTATGTTGTCAAGCTTGTTGTACATTACATCAAATATATCAACAACATTTTCCCCATAGCCATAACCAACTTCGTCTGTAAGAACACTTTTTAGTGTATCCCATACGTCATCAAATTTAGCAAATGATTCTGTTTCTAGATATCCATTAGATAATGGAATAGACTGTAAGTCTGGTGTTCCGTCTTCTTTAAGTAAGGTCTTTCCTGTTTCTGGATCTATTACTTCTCCGTAAACTCTATTTTCAATTTGAGATAGAAATATTTTTGTGTTTACGCTTGCTGTATCTTTAGAGTTGGTTTCAAAAGAATCTTGCATGTTCAATCCTCCTCCTTTATCTTCAGCTGATACTTCAGTTACTGGATTACCCTGGGCATCAGTAACTCTTTCTCTAACTTTCATACCTAAAGACTCTATGTATGAAATTAGATTTTTTCTATACTCTTCTTTATTACTTTCAACTAGCTCTATCTTTTCTAGCAACTCAGCCCTGTTAGGTTTGTCTTTTATAGATTCTTTATATGCTGCTATACTTTGCTCAATAGACTCCATTACACGACCCTTCTCAAGCTCGTTTGGATTGTATTCATTTAAAGATTTGCTAGGCCCTCCGTCTAATATAAATCTAAATAAAAGATGATCAGTAACCTCTTCTATTTGTTGTGCAGTAAAAGCAGCAAGAGATACCATGTTTAAGTAATCTTTTGTTATGCCATCAGCTTCTGTGTAATACCACATTCCATTAGCTAAATTTTTCTTCAAGACTGGCTCTCCATTTTTTGGGTCTACTAAACCTATGTTTTCAAGACCATCAGGGTAGCCCTCTTTAAAAGCTTTTTCCCAGTCTCCAAACCTTTCTTTAAAAGTTGGACCTGTTACTTCTGCGTATGCAGTTTCAGCTAATTGAAGGTCTTTAAATACATCTGCTAATTGTTCGTGCAATTCGGATTTTTTCCCATTTGCCGGGTTTTTAACGCTACAGTATTTCATTATATATTAAGTTTTAAAAATCTATTTTCATTTGCCCTCCTCCTGGAGTACATTCTATATTTTTCTTTTCATCTTTAGGTTTAACATCATCATCAGTTACTTCTTCAGTATTTCTAGGTCTTCTTCTAGAAGCACCGGTATCTACTATTAATGAACTAGAATTAGATTGCTTTCTTACTTTTCTATTATTTGTTAAAGGTAAGTCTTTACTGTCTTTCTTACTAATTTTGGTATCATCAGCTTTTGGGGTTATTCTAGACAACTCTTCTGCTTTTAATCTAGCTTCTGCAGCTGTGTCAAATTTGTATACAGTAGGATTGCTATCATCAACAGCTTTTCCAGATGTTACTTTTTGGCTATTGTCAGAGATGTTTGCTTCACTAGTGCTTTCAGACCATGGAAAAGTTGTAACTTTAGTACCGTCTATAGTTATTTTATATTCAGGATGGTTCTCATAATACGCACCACTTTTGTCATTTTCTGAAAAAGGATATACAAACCCTATTTCTTTTAACCTTTCTATAGTAGTTGTAGAGGTTTCATTAGCTGGAGATGTCTCTTCTACCATTAAAGGAGATATAAGCTTATCATACTTATTGTATATCTTTTCAAACTTAGCTATGTACTTTTTATTTTTTATTTTAGTCTTGTCTACTTTTCCATTTGTAAGATACTTTTCAGCGTTAGGAATAGCGTCAAGTAACTCATTTTGTTCTTGATCCCTTAACTCTTTTATCTTAGCCTCATTTGTTTCAACCTCACTAGTTTGTGTTGTTGGTGCCTTGTTTGCATCATACTGAAGCTTAGCTGCATACTCTTCTGCCTCATCCTTACTAAGGGATCCTTGGCCATCAGTGATTAAACCATCCTCAGTAAGTTCCATGACATCATAACCCATTTCTTCATTACCCATTACATCAAAGATTTTCTTTGTAATTGTTTGCTTTTCAGATGGAGCTGGCGTTACAGGTGCAGGAGCATATTCCTTTTTTATCTCTTGTACTTTCTGAACATATCTCTCTCTAGCTTGTCTCTTCTTTTCTGCAACCTCATCTTTGCTTACTATGTTTGCTTCTTCAGAAGTATCTATGTCATCTAATCTTTCTATTTCAAAATCTAGTTGATCTTTAGCATCTTTTAATGACGTTTCTTTTTCTGTCATTTCAGAAGCTATCTCTTTTTCTTTAGCTTCAGTTACAACTTTTTTTGCTTTTTCTTTTTTGTCATTAAAGTCTTTAAATAAATCGTCTTTAATCTTGTTAAGCTCTTTAAGAGTTTCTTTGTCAGTCACTTCCTTCATTCCCTGAAGTTGCACAAACTTACCGTCAAGATACAGAATACCTTTAAACTTCTTTTTAATAGCAGCATTTACTTCAAATGGTGCTGGCTCAGTCTTTTCTTTAACATCTGTAGAAGGATCACTAGGTAAGCTGTTAGATGAATCAACAACAGTTTTAGTAACTGATTCTTTATTTTGAACAACTTCTGCTGGCTTATCTGACGCTACTGGTGCAAGAGGTGCCATGTATATCTGAACTCTTCTGGCTACTTTTCCTGTACCTTCTTCAGGCTGACTTGATTGAAATTCATCTTGGCCAACAACAACATTAGTATTTATAATACCATTGTCCATCATAAAATCTCTATATCCAGGATAGTTTTCAGTGTCATTCCACATCTTAATACTAAACTGTCTTCTTTTAACTTCTGTTAAAAACGTAACTAACTCTTCTCTTCTTCCTAATGCACTCTCTGCTGAAATACTGTTACCCATTTCTCCAAAGTGCAATTCACCAGACTTCATAAACAATTGAGACTTAGATCCCTGAGTGCTTTCATTAACAAATACAAAAGCATTTATTATGTCAGTCAAAGTTGGATCGCTTGAAACACCACCAAGCATTTCTATTTCAGGTCCCATTTCTAATTTAATCCTATCTTGTAAGTCTTGGTCAAGGAATGATAGTGGATCAGTAAGTGAGTATTTGGTTTTCTCTCCTATTTTTCCAGGAACACTAACATCCAAAAGCAAGTCAGCCAATACCTCTGATTGATCTTTAGTATTGTATTTTAAGTTTAGACGTACAGGAAAAGGAGTTCCATCAGCTTTCTTTAATACAAGAAATAAACCACCTTTGTATGGGACTTTCTGGCCTTCTGAATTGTTTCCAGCAACAAGTTTTATTTTTCTAAACTCATTAGCAAGAGTACTCTTACTTTCATCTATTTCATTTAACGCTCCATCTATATCAGAAAATAATATTCTAGGAGGATTACCTTTTTTCTGTTCTGCCTTAACCTGCTTAAGATCTTTTATGTTATTCTCTGCCTTAACTCCTTTTACACTAGGCTGTATTTGTAACTCACCTCCACCAGTGTGCTTAATAGTTGTTTCTGCTTTACCTTCATTGGCAAGCATTGCATCAATTATGTGCTTTCTTTCTGCTGCGTAGTTTTCTTGATACTTTCTTAATTTTTCTGCATATCTTTTTGGGCCATCTTGTTTTGTCTTACGTGGATAAGAAGGCATAACCGTATATATACTTCCTCCAACCTCTCCTACATTAGCTGCAATTGGTAAGTTGTCATATACATTTTGTGGTACTGTAATTTTTTCTCCTTTTTTTGCTCTCTCTAAAAGATCATTATAAGTATTGTATGCTCTACCTGCTGGAGTCTTTCTGTTTTGATAAGCTCTATGAAACCCTCTTCTAGTATGAGAAGCATAGGTAATTACTGTGCCTATCTTGTCAAACCCATTGTGAATCCATTCTCTATATGGGCCACTAGTGTTTTCATTGTCATCTAAAGGAGATACAGTTTTTCCATTACCTGTTAACACTTCAGTGTGCTCTTCAGCTTTATCTTGTAATTCTTCTTCAATTAAAGCTTCTTCAAAAAAGAATGTATCTTCAACTGCTTCATCTACAGGTGTAGTTACAGTTTCTCCAACTGAATTAAGTTTTGCATTTTCTGCAGCAGCTTTAGCCAAAAGCTCAGTTTTTATTTTTTCTTCCTCAATTGCCTGGTTGTCTTTTAATTCTTTCTCTTTAAGCTCTGCTATTTTTTCTTTTATAGCTTCATCTATTTTTTTCTTGTCTTCAGCATTTTCATACCCTTGTACTTGACCAGATTCAATACCAGCTTGATAGTTTTCTAAAGCTGATATATCGGTTGCTTCTTTAATTCCTCTTATACCATCTTTTACAACCTTTTGTTTTTGAAAGGCTTTGTCATTAAGTCTTTTTAAACTGTTTTGATTTTCAGTAATAGCATCATTTAACTGAAGCTCTCTTAAATACCCTCCAGCAATTTCTGCCATTAAACCATCATTGTAAACAACTTCTCCTTTTTTGTTTGCTTCTATTTGATCAGCATCTCTATTTGTCTTTCCAGTTTTAGGGTCTATATCTTCTTTTCCTATCTCACTTACTCTATTTTGCATCTTAAGAAGATTAGAGTTGTGTGACTTTATTAAATCCTTTTTGGTTTTTATAGAATCTTCATCTTTACTTTTTGCAAGCCTTTCTTCTGTACGTCCTATAACTTCTTTAGTAGCAGCAATTTTTGCTTCAAGATCTTTTTTCTCACGGAAATTATCCATTGGCTTAAGAAAAGAATCAAACTGAATATCATCTATTCTTTTCTTGTTATCTTTTTTAATCTTCGTAATTTGTTTTCCATACTCTTCATTCTGGAATTCAATACGAGTCATGTCTTGAACAATAGATGGAGCTACATTTTTATTCTTAGCTTTGTTTCTATTCCTGTAATGAATTTCTTTAACTCGTGCAGCAACTTCAAGTGCTCTTTCTGCTCCTGCTTTTGCAACAGCTGGATCCCATTCAAGGTCAGTCTCCTCTTTAAATTTTGCTATTTCTTCAGCAGTCATTTCAGGCTCATTTTTCATAGCCTCCATTGTCATTTCTACATTATCAGTATCAATTCCGTCAAGAACCATGTTTAATATAATGTCATCTTGTGCTGCCTGTATTTCTTCTTCAGTACCAAATTCTTCTGCATTATTTTTCTGAACTTGCAATGCAGCATGAATCTTAGCTCTGTTTTCTAAAGCAGTAGAAAATAATTGACCTGCATTTTCTTCAAATTCCTTTTTACTTTTAGACTTAAATAGCTGGTTTGCTTTTGGTCCAACCATTTGAAATACAGAACCACCTAATCCACCAAATAACATTGATGTCATAGCTTCGTCAGAACTCATTACTTCTCCAAGTTGAGATTTGTATTCTTCTTCAGATATTAATCCAGCATTTAACTCGCTGTTTAATGCAGCTTTAGATGCTATAAAATGTTGGTATCCTTCTTCCCCTGCTTCTGATGCAAATGTTCCTGTAACAGCTCCAGCTTTCTTTAACCATGCAGGTGCTTTTGATGCTGTTGTAAATTTTCTAGCAACTTCCATCTGTCTTGTAACGGGATTAAATACTTTACCAATAGATAAGTACTGTAACATATCTTGTGCAAGCATTGCCCAACCATTTTTGTAATTTTCGGAAGCTGCATTTGCAGCACTTTGTCTTGCTTCACCTTCTGTAAAGTATGCTCCTGTTTTTGGATTAACTTGTTTTAATCTTTCTTCATAAATTTCTTCAAATGTACCTGAAGCTTCCATGCTGTTTTCTATATGTCTAGAAACAACAGCTTCACTAATACCACTAGTCATCCATTCAGCTTGAACGCCCATTTTAGTAGCTACATCAAAAGCTTCTTCAGAAAGTTCTCTACCAATCTTTTTGGCTCCTCTAGCCATTCCTTTACCAATAAGCTTACTTGCTCCTCTACCAAGCATACCTAACCCCTTAGCTGCAGCCATAGAAGGCAACATCATAGACAAAGTAGATGCAACAGATACAGAGTTTTTAAACCAGTATCCAGAATCAAATAGATCCATCTCTCCTGGAGATCTTTCATGTATCTGAGTAAGATCTTGAGTTTTTTCTCTTATTCCTTTTCCTATATTTGAAAACCAGTTAGTGTATTCTTTTTCTGAACCATTAGCCAAGTTGGCCATACCTTGCCAGTCTAATAAATAACCAACTCCTTCTATAGTACCACCAATTATCTCTCCAACAACTGCTTGGGTTACCGCATTAGCAAGCTGGTCTTGCCAAGGCTGAAGAGTAGATCTTCTGCCCTGTAGTCCTGCAGTACCTGCGGTTCCTTGAACTTCTTCTATAGTAGCTCCTTCATCCCATTGAGAATCTCCAAATCCAGTATCACCTACGTCAATGTTTTCTCTCCATTGAGCACCCTTTTTTTGTATTCCGTAATTTGATAACTCTTGATACTCTTCATCACTAATTAAATCGTCACGTGGGTCCTCAACAATCTCAAGACTGCTATCTAGCAATTCATCTATACCAATTAAGTTTTCTTCAAGCATACTAATTTGATTTCTATTATTATTTACTAGTTTTTGCTAGCTAAAGTTTTTGATGTTTTGCCATGAGCATTTGTGTCATACATAGTTGTAATTTCGTCAGTAGCCCACTGCATTTCTTGATCGTAGTTTCTTTTTAATACATGAGGAACTTTGGGAAAGCCTTGATCATCTACAGCAACTTGTGCGTTAAATTTTGGAAGATATTGAAATTTCATATCAGATATTTCTTTTTCAGTATATTCACCTGTAGTTCTTACAGTATAAGCGTCAAAACTTTTTGTATTAGGATTAAGGTCAGTAATAATATGATCATATCTAATTTTTCCACTTGGAGCCCTTCTTTTGTAAGTTGTAAAAGGCTTAGTTTCTTGTATTGCTTTATTCATCCAACTTACTGGCTCAAGAACAGCTTTTGATTCTCCTCCATTTTGTACATAAAGTATAAAACTAGACCCATCTTTGTGTTTAAATTGCATAGCATGTGCTCCTGGCATATCAACATGTCCTGGAGCAAAACCAAGATGAGCACCTGTTTTCCCTACCTGAGCTGTAAACTCCTCTTCAGACATACCTAATTGCTTAGCTATAACATCAGCACCTCCCGATGGGAATCCAGCTATTTTTAAAGTAGAACTAGCAAATGTTCCAGGAGCATCTTCTGTTCCTTTTATCATGTCTTGTTGACCATAATACAAGTTACTTGGATTTAAAGGAGCTATAGCTGTAGTGTAAGAAGCCTCTGCTTTTTCAGCACCTTGAGTGTATATATCATATATCTCTTGATCTGTATATGGACTTGCTTCAACTGCTGGAGTGTACGTTCTACTTCCTGGACTTCCTACTGCTGGTCTTGCTGATGCAGGATTATTTCCTTTAATAGTTGTATAGCTTTCTCTTATCTTGTCAATAGTTTCTTTTAGTCTTAAGCGATCTTTTTCAATTTGATCTGCAGATTTGTTGTTATTATCAAAAGCCATTCTTTGATAAGTCTTTTCTTTTGTACTCATATTACTTTTACGTAATATTTCTTCAAAATTTGCTCTTTTTTTCACTAATGCTTCTTCATATCCTTCATCGTATGAAGCCATTACTGGAATAACATTTCCATCTTTAAAATACTTAGATGGCTTTCCTGCTACATCTAAATTAAAAGTATCCTCATTAGCCCACAATCCTCTTCCTTGGTACAATGTTTTAGTGTCCCACTTTTCTCTTAAATCTCCAGTTGGAGTTCCTTGTCCGTAAACTGCAGAATTTGCTGGAAGAGGAGTAAATGTTTCTTTATAAACATCCACATTTCCTACTTCTCCTGCAGATTGTGAAGCTGTAATAAGCATCTGTTCTGAGTTTCCTATTCCTAGAGAGTCTACTTCTGATAAATAATCTGCTACTCCTTGATCATTTTTTAATGCATTATAAACAATCCTTTGCATATCAGCAGGCTCTAATTGTCTTGTTTCATAACTACCTCTTGAGTATATTCCAGTTTCCGGATCATAACTCATACCTAGAGCACTTGCTCTTTCTACTGGAGTCATTTGTGCTACAATCTTTCTTCCTTTATCCATAAGATCTACTTCTGCCGTACCTATGTATTCTTCATATTCTCCTCCTGCCTCTACACCTGTATAGTTGTCTTGTGCTCTTTGCAAACCTGCTCTTTTTTGAGCATCACTTAAATCTTTACGATTCATAATGTTTTGCTTATTAGCTTGAAACTCATTATAAGCAGCATTAGCTTTTCCTGTTTTACCACTTGCACTAAACTCTCTATTCTTTCTAGTGCGTAATCCCTTAACTTTATTCATAAAGCCTCTGTCTACACCTTGCTCCATCATTTGATCAGAAAGACTAGTAGCCTCATCTTTCAATGCACCAACTTGTCCTTGAACATAATCTTTATCTGATGCTAATGCATTTTCTTCTAGCAATTGAAGATCATCAAAATACAATTGAGATGCGTCTTCTTGAGCTTGCTTTGCTAATGGAATTGCCATTATCTCGTCTAGTGATAATGGTTTAAATCCTGATGTAACTTCTTCGTATGTACGTCCAGCCATGATTGTTTTTATTATGGTTTTATATGTTTACCTCTTGAGCTGTAGCTAAGTCCCATTAACTCAGGGTATCTTTTAAATAATTCTTCTTGACCTATTCCTCCTAAATCTGCTCCTATTTGAGCAAGAAGTTTAGATCTGTTTTTATCGTATGCTGCATCCTGTTCTAATTGAAATTCAGTTTGCATATTAGATTGCTGTAGATTAGCTTTATCTGTATCTCTATTAAACGTTTGACCAGCTCTATTCTCTGCTCTATTCATTTCTGTTGCCTGCATGTTTGCAGCTGACAGTCCTTTCTGTGATTGCAACTGACTAGCTAACAAGTTAGCTCTAGCTGCAGCTCCAGAACCACCAGAGGAACCAAGTATTGCATCTCTTTGATTTATTGCACCTTGTTGAACAGCGTTCTGTAATCCTCTTTCATCAACTAATTGTTCGTTGTATCTATTTCCTAATCTATCCATTCCTACTTGCGTAGGCTTTTTTAAATCTGCTAGTTTAAAAGCACTCATTAATGTTGGAGCATACCTTAAAGCTTCTGCCGGGTTAAATTTAGTCTTTTTTTCTCTATCTGATTTCTTTTTATCTTTTAAATGTTGTGCATATTCTTTAGCAATAGTTTCTTGATCTTTTTGAAACAGCTCGTTAGGTGTTTCCATAACATTATTAAGACTATCTGATATTCCGTAAGAGTCTAATTTAGAAGGAGAATTTGCTATAGTAGGCATTTCAGGTGTATTAAAACCCATTGTAGATATTCCATCTGAATCAGGAATAGCATAAGGTGCATCAATCATTGGCCTTTGTTGTTCAGAATGTGGATGAGGAGTAGCATTGTGAACTGGCCCTCCATCATCATACATATTAGCTAGCATGCTTCCACCACTCTTGTACATCTTTCCTCCAGACATATATTTTTTACCTCCGTACATGTACTTCATACCTCCGTATGTCATCATGTTTGGATCTTGTGGCATAGCTTGTGGCATAGCTTCTTGTCCCATAGGTTGCTGAGGCATTTGACCTGGGCCTCCTTGCATTGCAGCCATTGCAGCAAGTTCTTCTGCACCACCTTGACCACCATGCTCTGCTCCTGGCATCATACTGCCATCAGGCATTTGATGTTGAGCTGCTCCTTCTGCTGGTGCTCCTTCTGGTTGAGATGCTTTTTCTTGTTCAGCTTTTACAAACTCTTGAGCTTGT